AACTAAATCAAATTTTACAAAGTATGCAAACGAAATTGATATTCTCTCAGGTGGATTCCCCTGCCAACCATACAGCAGCGCAGGTAAGCGGCTTGGAAAAGAAGATGAACGCCATTTATGGCCGGAAATGCTTAGAGCAGTACGGGAGATTTCCCCGGTCTACATTGTGGGGGAGAACGTTAGCGGCCTTACTAATTGGAACGGGGGAATGGTATTCGACGAAGTGCAGGCTGATATGGAAAATGAAGGCTACGAAGTGCTCCCGTTTTTACTTCCAGCTTGCGGTGTCGGCGCTCCCCACAGAAGGGATAGAATTTGGTTTATTGGCTACTCCGCAAGCAATAGACGGAAACGGAACGGGCAGAGAATTGAGATTGAAAAGGGATTGCAACAGAGACCCGAACCAGCCGGGCAGTTGGCGGGGGGATTTGAAGGACTATGCAATGCAGGGGATGCTACCGACACCGGAAGCAAGCAACCACAAGAATGGACACCGGAGCGAAACGGCAAGGATACAAAGGAAAAAGGAACAGGGTTGGACAATAGGATTAAACGACAGGGCAACATTGGGGCTATTGCCAACACCGGATTGCAGCGACAGGCGGAGCGACAACAGCACCCAATGGGGATTGAGCAAATATGCGAAGAACGAATTATTACCAACACCAATGCAGCCAGGGAACGGGGGAACAAATGGAAAAGCGAAAACAAAAGAAATATATGGGACGGGTTCCCAACTAAACCCCCAGTATGTAGCCGAAATGATGGGCTTTCCGACAGATTGGACGGAGTTACCTTTCCTAAGTGGCGAAGCGAAAGTTTAAAAGCATTTGGTAACGCAATAGTGCCACAGGTAGCGTATGAGATATTTAAAGTAATAAATGCGATGGCTAACACACCCCACACCGCCGCCAGCGATATTGTATAACGGTGGCGATTGGCGAAGTAAAAGCCTTGCACTACCGTTAAAATTTAGCACTACACTTGATGGCTTTTATTTTGCCAATTGCGTGTTATAGCCAGTGCTTTTTACGGAATTATTTATTTATAAAAACAATAAAATGGAACAAAAAGAAATGTCAATTAGTGGTTTATATTACCGCTACAAAAAAACCTCCGATGATGATATTCGGAAGCATTTAGGCAACATCAAAATAGTGGTGTTAGAAAATAAAGGTGTTGGAACAATACAAGGTTATTACCCACTTTCAGAAGAAGCAATGACTAAAATTTTAGAGAAACCGAGAAATGTTTCTTTAAGTTTTGATGCTACCGAAACAGCAGACAAGCCAATTGAGAACTTGAAAGAATATAAGACCATTCAATATTTAGTAAAATCAACTTCTCGTTTTTTTCTAAAGCCTGATGTGGGTGAGATTTTTGACCAAATACATTACAGAGATTTATTTGATAGCAAAATAAAAGCTATTCAGTATTTGTCAGGTGCATACGAAACACTTCCTGATACAGATGGGGAACATTTTGTTATGGAAGCTAAACTTTTGGTTGATGTTGGTTCTTAGCATTGGCTATAACGTCTGCGGCTTTGTGCAGGCCGTTATATCGCTTGGCTTTGCACTTAGTTGACAAATAGATGAAGTTGGGATTTAGGTGTCAGACGGGGCTTGCACAAAACCGTTTGTTATATGTTGTTTTTTTGTGCTGCGGAGTATTTTAAACTTTAAAGTATTATACTGATGAAACTTTTTGAAGAGCCTGAAAAATGGCAAGAACATTGGGAAGGGATGCCTGAATTTATACAGGAAAAACAAAAGCCTTATGCTCAAATTATTTTCAGATTTGAGAACGAAGAAGATTTACAAGACTTCGCAAAAGTTATAGGGCAAAAGCTAACTAAGAAAACTAAAAGCTGTTGGCATCCGTTTAAATCACATTGGGGGAACGCTAAAAAAGTATGGGAAGATGAAGCCTAAATATCCTGTTTATATTATTTCTAAAGGCAGGGCAAATAGCTGCCTTACTGCAAGGGAATTAAAATTAATGAACGTACCTTTTAAGCTTGTGATTGAGCCACAGGAATACGAAGATTATAAGCATATTACTGATGATATTTTAGTATTGCCATTTAGTAATTTAGGGCAAGGCTCAATACCTGCAAGGAATTTCGTTTGGGAACATTCAATTAATGCAGGATTTGAAAGGCATTGGATTTTGGATGATAATATTGAGGGCTTCCATAGGCTACATAAAAATATGAAGCCAAAAGTAACAAGCGGTACAATTTTTAGGTGTGCAGAAGATTTTACAGATAGATATGAGAATATAGGAATATCGGGGTTTAACTATTATTCGTTTTGCAAAACTACTGATAGTGTGCCACCATATTATTTGAACACCCGTATTTACTCCTGCATCCTTATTAAAAACGATTTGCCTTATCGGTGGCGTGGTAGGTACAATGAAGATACAGATTTGAGCCTACGGGCTTTAAAAGATGGTTGGTGTACTATTTTATTCAATGCTTTCCTTGCCGGCAAAGTAACTACAATGAGAATGAAAGGTGGCAATACTGACAATGTTTATACTGATGAAGATAACAGGATGAAATTTGCAAAGGCTTTAGAAGAACTGCACCCTGATATTGTAAAGGTTACATGGAAATTTAACAGGTGGCATCATCAAGTAGATTACAGGGTATTTAAGAATAACCGATTAATAAAAAAGCCTGATTGTATAATTGAAAAAGATAAGTATAGGATGGTTCTAAAAAATGTTGAAATATATAACGTCAAGCCGAAAAATGATATGCAGTGTGGCGTGGGAAAAAATAACATATAACGGTGGCGATTGGCGAAGTAAAAGCCTACCACTACCGTTGATTTTCAGCACTACGCTCGATGGCTTTTATTTTGCCAATTGCGTGTTAGGCGATGCCCTTTCGAGAATTTAATTAATAACAATAAATAAAAAAACAATGGAATTAGAAGTAAAACATTTAGCACCTTATTTGCCTTATAGTTTAAAACTACAATATGTAGAAAGAGAAAAGGTAATATCAACTGGCATAATTCAAAGTATTAGCCAAAACAATTCAGAAACACACCCAACGAGGGTAAGTATTAACTATCAAGGTGAAGAATATATTTGGATGTATAAACCAATGTTGAGAAGAAAAACACACTTACATACCTTGCAAAGCGAAATATTAATTAGATGGGGCGGTGGCTTGTCTGATAAAGCAAAAGCACAATGGTTGAAAGAAGTAACCGATGATATGCTTTATTCAGCATTTAATTCACTTCGTTACGATTTTGTCGAATTGATGTTGGAAAATCATATTGACGTATTCGGTCTTATAGATGCTGGACTTGCTACGGAGATGTCATAGGGTTTCGCCTAACTACTATATGTAATCAACGTATCATAATTAATTAATAACCAAAAACTTACCCCATGCAAATTCCTAAGCATATAGAACTATACAGGAAAGACCTGATGCTAAAAAACTATGCTTCATCAAGCATTGATAACTACGTTAGTCAGGTTAAATGTTTCCTCGAATATTTTAATGGAAAGTTCACCGAGCCTGCTAAAGTAAATGAATCAGCTATTAAAGATTGGCTACTAATGGCTAATTCTATTAATGGCAGGAAGCATAGGCTATCAGCATTAAAATTGTTCTATGCCTTAACGGTTAAACAGCCAATGAAATTTAAGTACATTGAGTATCCCCGTTCTGAAAAGAAACTGCCAATTGTTTTATCCCAGGAGGAAATTCAGAAAATGTTTGACGTTTGCGAAAACCTGAAACATAAAGCAATTCTTGCATTATTATATAGTGCCGGGTTAAGAGTATCTGAATTGATAAACCTTAAATGGGCTAATCTTGATAGGTCGCGTAAAATAATAAACATCATTGGTGCTAAGGGAAATAAAGATAGGCAGGTGCCGCTTGCATCAGAACTAATAACCGTGCTTGAAAAATACTACCTGGCATACCATTCTATTGAGTATGTTTTCAATGGTCAAAAGGAACTACAATATAGCGATAGAAGTGTTTTGCAGGTTGTAAAGCAGCTTGCCAATAAAGCAGGAATAAAGAAAGACGTTTGGACACACCTGATCAGGCATTGCAGCTTTACCCACATGGTGGAAGCTGGTACGGATATAAACATAATCCAAAAAATTGCCGGCCACAACAACGTAAAAACAACCCATCTGTACACCCACTTATCTCATAACATCATCAGCAAGGTTTATTCGCCAATATCTAATATGCGTATGTAATAATTTTTTAACCTTGAAACAATAAATTAAAAGTCAAATCGTTTAACTTTTATGGATAACAAACAACCCCCAAAAGAAAAGGCACAATTGATGGTGTTGGAATATACACCCTTAGTATTAGGTATTAAAATGGCAAAAGCCTGCGCATTGCACCAGGTTAATGATGTTATTTCCCTCCTGCTTGAATCTTTTCCATCAAGTAACGAACTCCCATACTATAAGGATGTAAGGGCAGAAATTGAAAAATTCTTTTAACTAAATGAAAAAACTAAAAACATTTTTCCATTATTGGGGGGAGCTATGGGGTGCAGGCAACCTGCCTAACACAACTTTGTTTGATGTGCTTTACCGTAAACGTATCGGACCGCGCTCAGCATGGAAACTTGCCTGTCTGATCCATGCTCCTATAAACATTCCTGATCAACACGAAAACGAAATAAAGAAATGAAACTAATTATCTTTTTACTCCTAACTAATACCTGTTTCGCCCAAATCGTTTACTCAGGCGGTGCCGGGCTATCTCTCAATTTTGTTAGTGTAAACGCCTTTGCCGAAGCAGGTACAAGGGTAGGTTCTGCCGGTTATATCGGCGCTCAGGTTAATTTCAGATCATCTAACTACCCAGGATTAAGCGCCGCCCCCATTATCGGATACGCATGGAGTTGGAATAACAACAAAATACATGAGCTTACCACATTATTCTACGCCAAAGCAGATTACCCCATAATGGCTAATAGCGGTTACAAATCATATTCCCACAACCCTTTCGGCTTCGGTGTCCGGCACTACATTTATAACACCCTTGTTGACCTTTCATACCAGCAATCACAAGTTCAACTCACAATAGGATATTCACTAAATAAAATCTATAAGTAATGAAACTAATACCAATTTTATTTAAACCCGAAATGGTTGCTGCTATTCTGGATGGCAGAAAAACTATGACAAGAAGGGTAATGAAATTAAAGCACCTTAACGGACATGAAGTAAAATCTATTCATAAAGATGGCTCCGGTAAGGGATGGATCGCATGGTCACCGCGTGAAGTAAGCGCGGAGGAAACGGCAAAACTTTACCCCGGTGAAGAAGGGTTTAAATGCCCTTACGGTAATCCAGGTGATATCCTTTGGGTCCGGGAAACATGGCGATTTATTGACCATAGTGGGACCGGTATAAAATACTTTTACAAAGCAGGTGCATGTAAAACAGATTTAAATGATAGGTCTATAAATTGGAAGCCATCCTTATTTATGCCAAAAGACGCCTGCCGCCTATTCCTTGAAATTACTAATTTCAGGGTTGAACGTCTGCAGGATATAAATGAAGCCGATGCCACTGCAGAAGGGTGCATAAGTACCGCCATTCTTAATAAAGAAGGGGATGACTATACCGGCTTATTCGCTTCTGAGCACTTCCATAATCTTTGGGAATCCATCAACGGGAAAGAATCATGGAAAGAAAACCCATGGTTATGGGTCGTTGAATTTAAAGTATCTGCCCGTAACGATTATTTTACTAACCAAAAAGTACCTTCCAAATGAATACAGCTAACACAAAAGAATTTTGCGAGAAACTAATTAAAGGTGTCGCAACCACAGCAGTACCCACAAAAGTACTATCCTACATCCTTAAAGTTCAATCAGGGGAGAAAGATCCCAAAACCCCCGAACAAGTTAAAACATTCTTTATAAAAGAAGGTGTAAAAAAAGGCGATAAAGTCGCCACCGAATACGGTACCATAATCATTAACCAACAACTCCAACCAACAAAGTATAAAGGCTATTACACTAATACCAAGTTCGGACAAGCCTACCTGGTTACAAGGGAATATTCACAGAACGCAATAATTTTGGAGGATTAAGCTATGGCTTTATTCACCACAACACTACAAGCAATTGATCCATCAGACGGTCAACTAAAACTATGGCAAGGCCCACACATCGAAGCAATTAGCTTTAATGATGCTCAACAGATATGTAACCAAACAGAACGAGGATACCTAAAGGTAGAGGGTAAACTACAATTTGAAACAACTTTTGAAGGGGAAATTATCTTAGATCAAACATTTGAAATGAATTGAAAATAAAATGATATGATACAAGCAAACGAATTAAGGATTGGGAACTGGGTGTTTAACCCTAAAAATAACTTTCATTTTAAAATAGATGGATTCCACATTTTAGACTTATGGGCGGGCGAAGATTGCAAATTTATTCAACCAATTCCCTTAACCCCTGAAATATTGGAAAAGGCGGGGTTTGAAAAGAATGGTAAGCGTTTTTCAAAAGACTGGTTTTATTTATGGTCGGATAATTACAATATTGTTTTTGCTTTAGCCGAAATGGAAGAATCAATAGGCAAGTATTTAAACATTGAATACGTTCACCAACTTCAAAACCTTTACTTCGATTTAACAGGTCAGGAATTAAATATACAACTATGAAACCATTTAATTTAGAAGAAGCCTTAAAAGGGGCTAAGGTAGTTACCAGAGATGGCAGGGAAATATCTGAAATTCATAAATTTGAAAAAACTAAGAAGGATGCGTTTAGAATTGCGGTGGTCAGAGACGGCATGGTAAAATTGTACAGTGATGAAGGTAAGACAATATGGCTGAATGAATCCTGTGACGATCTTTTTATGGCACCTACCGAAAGAAAAGAATGGTTGGTAAGGGCATCAAAAGGGATGGCTTGCGCTCTTTGCAAAACTAAGGAGGAAGCGTATGCCCACTACTTAATTGACCAAGGCGGCACAATTCACGAAATAACTATACAGGAATTAAATATTGAGCTATAAAAATCAGCTATGAAAAAACTAATTACAACAATATTAATCATAACTACACTTGGCGGTTTTGCGCAAGTTGATACTATTAAATTTAAAGGTTTTTATAAACCAAATTGGCCTATAACAATTGATAGTTCTACTGGAATAGTTTTTTTTAAAACCGAATACGGCAAAATTGATACAGCATACGCTAATTATAACGACACTATTTCTGTATTGCTACTTGTTTCAATAGCAGATACAGTTTTAACAGGGGTTGCATTCGTAATCCCCGCATGGGAAGTAAGAAGTGTTATAGTCAAAAATGAATACGCCTATGATAACCCAAACAAAGAAATCTATATCGGTGACGGGATGTTTTCAACGACTTTAATGGCACGTATCCCAAGATTAGTAAAGAACACTTACCCATCTCATATTAAATACCTCGCTATGAATAGAGAACCCCTGCCCACTAATTACATTGTTTGGATGAAACATAACACACAATAAATATTGAGCTATGACTACCAAGCAAATGCCACCACTGCTTACCGAATTGCTTACACTGGAAACCTATAATGACCCCATCGAAGGCAAGGTGTATAAAATTGCTGATGGCATTAGAATGTGGGATATTGTACTTACTCAGGAAGGTAAGTTTTTTATTTATGCTTACAATGGCACTAATCAGCCTGGACAATTTATTGGGAGGGAAGTCTTTACAGGGGTATCATCCGTATTTAAAATAACAGCCAATAACCATGACTGCTTTTCTATTGGTGCCGCAAATAGAGAAATACGGGGGAGTAATGTTTAAATGTTTTTACTCACGCTCCTTTCGTTACGGGGTAATTATATAAATCATGGGGGCTCATCCGCCAATGGGAAACGGAAATGCAGAACCGGGTGGGTGTCATTCCTGGCGCAAACGAAACGCAAACAAGGCAACCGGAAGCGGAACAAAGCAAGGCGATTGGTAAGCAAGGCAAACCAAAGCGCATGCCATCCTGCATGTAATCAATCATTCAACGTGGGAAAGTAAATGGTAATTGATAAAATAAAATGCATTGCTATGCGTTATACAAATTAACCTCCATAACTTTGTATAATAAATAAGCCATTATGTCACAATCAATTGCATATTACCGCGTATCCACCGACAAGCAAGGGATAAGGGGTTTGGGTATGGAAGCCCAACGCGGACAAGTGGAAGCATTCTGCAAAGCAAATAACCTGCAGATCATTGGGGAATATTGCGAAGTGCAATCAGGTAAGAATGATACGAGGGAACAATTATGGAAAGCTATTGACCATTGTAAAAAAATAAAGGCAGTGCTGGTAATAGCCAAGTTGGACCGGTTAAGTAGATCCGTTTCGTTTGTCAGTAAGCTGATGGATAGCAAGGTAGAGTTTAAGTGTGTGGATATGCCACAAGCTAATACATTAATGCTGCACATCATGGCTGCCTTCGCTCAGCATGAAAGGGAAGTAATAGGGCAAAGAACAAGTGCAGCCATCCAGGTAAAGATTACCAACGGGGCTAAATGGGGACAAGGGATCAAGGCCACTGCTCAGGCTCGCAAAGCCGAATCATTATCCTTCGCCGGGATGGTAGCGCCTATCTTCCGGCAACTGCAGGCAGAAGGCTTCGTAACCATCCATCAGATCATGAATGAATTGAATTACCGGCAAGTACCAGGCCCAAGTGAAAAGCCATGGAATACCGCCTCAGTGTCAAGATACCGGACAAAGTGCGCTACATTGTAGGATAATTGGGTTTAGATTTCTCTAATTTAAGATTTAGACAAGCCTAAAAATATCTTTCGGCAACCCATACGCAAGCGTTTAGGCAGTTATTGCTGTTATTTACGTGAATATTTCGCCTCGTCTAAATCCCAAGTAATATAATAAAAGTGATCAAACTGATCCTCAGTGGCCTTTAAATAGGCCTTAGCCTTATCAGTAAGCCCATAAACCAACTCAGGCCTATTACCCCTTGATGTAGCCATTGCATTGCCTGTTTTGGTCACTAAGCCCCACTGGTGAAGTATGCTTAGTTCGTTGGCTATCCTCATTTTGCTTTCCTGTTTCTTATCTACAAAGCCGCGAAAGGTTGCAATTTTCTTGCAGGTGTTGTGTCCTAACTTAATTGCATAGCAAAGCAGCAGTTCCAATGGTGTTAGGTGGAAGTCGTAATGGGTTTCCTTCCTTGCCTTCTCCATTGCAATCCACGCCCTGAAACCATCAATTTGTTGTTCCATAATATTGGTTTTTAATTATTTACAAAGGTTATTTAATATACTTTAAGGATTCTTTCGTCAATAGGTCTGCGGTCAGATGAATCAATTGGCTTTAAGTTTAAAAATGTGTTTAGGAAGTCTGCCATTTGCTGAATTGATTGATAGATTATTTGGTGCTGTCTGGGGTAATCTTCCTGCCTGTTTTTGGTATTGCGCTTAACTTTTAGCAATAGCTTATCTGCTACGTTCTGTTCTTCCATAACTACTTGGTTTTAAGTTGTTTCAAAATTTCTTTTAAAGTTAGATTTATGTCTGCAAGGTAGTGTTCGGGGTATTGGTAATTGGTGGTTGGTTTGGTTACCTGCATCCCATTGTATTTAGTCCAATCCGGTTCATCAAGTGGCATCGTCACCGGCCTTTCCAGCTTCTTCATATTCTCTTTAAACTGTTCTTCTGTATCCTGCTGTGGCTGCTCAGGATAAAAAAGCCTGTCTGTTATTTGGGTAATAGAACCTGGTTCTAATGCATGTTTATCAAAATCCTGCTCAATGTAAGCTCCCACAAGGTCGGGCTTAGGATGTATCCTTTGGTGCATGGGTTCTAATCTTTCCGAAACAAGATTGGTAAGGTTGGCGTAAATTTCATCAAGCAGGTCACCAACTGTAACTATCAGATGATCTTGCGGCTTGTCAAGACAATCCGATTGTGCTTTTTTCACATCTTCCAGGCTTAACATCTGCAGTTTTTCATCAAATTTCGTTGTTTCTTGTTTTTCCATGATGTAATTAATTTATAAAGTTATCATTCTTGCCACCTGCGGGCTTCATGGCTGGCTTATCTACTCTTCCTGTGTGCATTGTAAAGGCAGGTAGTTTTTAAGGGTTAAAATGGGTCTATATGCTCAGTGCTTTGTTTTTGGTTTGTAAGGTCAACGGATTGTGTGTAGTCCTGCTGGTACAGTTCGGTGAATTTCATTGTGGGACCATCAAACTGCATTTTATTGTGAAACAGGTTGCCGTTCCTCCATTTCCTGCATATTAAGTCGGCTTCCCTTTCGGTGCTGCTGCCATCAGAATTGGTAAGCAACCCAATAGCATAGTCCCTGTGCAGGAAAAGTACCACATCTGCATCCTGTTCAATGCTGCCGGATTCTCTCAAATCGTAAAGCTGTGGGTACCGTGCAGGTCCTTGTCTGTTAGTGGCTCCCCGGTTAAGCTGAGCTAAAAGGATCACCACCATATCAAGCTCCCTTGCCATCAGTTTTGCGCCTTTGGATATTTCAGCCACTTGCTGTTCCCTGATTTGGTTTTTCTTTTCCTCAACTGAAACAAGCTGGAGGTAGTCAATAATCAGGGTTTTTGCACCCATTTTTGCAAGTTTTGCTGCTTTGGTTTTTATTGACCGAATGTTTACCCCTGTTTGGTCGCTGATAAAAATTGGCAGTTTTGCTATCTCCCCTTGCTGTTTTGAGTAGAAGTGATCGCGTTCTCTTGCATCCCGGTAAAGGTCTTGGTAGATTGCCTGGAATGGGATGTTTGTCTGAACGGATGCAACCCTTGCTGCTATTTGCTCGTTGCTCATTTCAAGGCTAATTATCCCTACTGGGCTTTTGTTTTTGGCGACATTGATTGCGATTTGGCCCATAAAGGCAGATTTGCCTACGGATGGCCTTGCCCCGATTACCACCAGATCACCGGGGTTCAATCCAATACCGTTATCCAGGCAGGTAAACCCTGTTTCCACCTTTGGTTTTGTTTTCATTGAATCGGTTTGGTGCATCAGGTTAATCATCGCATCTTCCATATTAATCCATTCCTTTGCTGCTGTTGGTGGCTGCAGGCTGTCAATCTTTTCCCGGATTGTGGCCCAATGTTCTTGCAGGTCGTTTTGGTTGGAAAAGTTGGCGGTAAGTTTTTGGATTTCCCTGTTTGCGTGGCATTCCCGAATGATAGCAGCATAGAAAACCATATCCTCAATTCCGGTGGCGTTCATGGTAAGGGTAGTAATCAGGTAGCTGAAATTTGGGTTATGTGGCAGGTCAAGCGGTTTCTTAGCATGCCCCTTCTCAACGTAGTATGCAACGGTTATGGGTGTGACTTGCATTGATTTTTCGTAAAGGAATTTCAGTGTTTTGAAAATCCCTTGGTGAAAGTTCACATAAAAGTGCTCAGGTTCCAAAAGTTCAAGTACTTCCTGAATAACCATTGGCTCCATGATTGCCCTTCCGAGTAGTGCCGCTTCTATTTCGATTGCTTTAGTCATGCTGTTTGTTTTTCGTTCATCACCCATTTTGAAAGTCCTGCTGCAAATTGCTGTGGTGTAATCCCCTTGGTCCACTCCCTTTTTTCGATCAGCCAAAGGTTGTACTTGTGCATTGCGGTGGATAGTAGTTGGCTGTCGTTTGTTGGTGACTTCCCTGACCACATGCAGGTCAATTCCCTAACCTTGTTCCAATAGTTAGATTTTTTCATCATGGCTATGTCGTAGAAAATTGATGAATACAATCCCGGATTTTCGGTTTCAGGTGGGGGTGGATTTTCGGCGCTTCCCGCGCCTGTCCCCTCTATCTCTCCTCTCTCTCTTACTCTTACTCTTACTCTATCTCTTTGGGACGCCGACAATTCCTTTTGTCGCTGCGACAATTCATATTGTAGCTGCAACAAGTCTAATTCTCGCTCGGTTGTAGCTGCGACAATTAAGCGGTCAATTCTTTGCCTTTCAGCATCCTTATCCCTTTTTTCCTGTAAAGTATCCATTCGCTTCTTTAAACCGGAGCTATATAGCAAATTGTCAACAAGCGACAACGCTGCGACTTTTGGGTTTGTCGCTGCGACAATAAACCTGTTTAGTTCATCGGCTTGGCATCCAAAGTGTCTGGAAAGGGCAAGGCAAACCATATCATCCCACTCAATTTCGTAATTATCGGACCTTGTTAAGTATTCAATAATTTTAAAATAAAGGGCATATCCGGTTAATCCAAACTGCATTTCCAGCATCATTATCTTATGGTCCATGCTTGCATTTGCATCGTGCTTGAACCATTCTGCAGATACTTTTTTTACCCTTCCTGCTGCCATTCTGAGAAATAAAATAACCCCCTTTGTGGTGGAATGCACGCCGGGGGTTGGTAAAAATTACCGGTATTTACCTGGCAGGATTCCACCCACTGGCAGGTAAAACTTACACAAATTTAGGTTAAACTGTTTAACTATCATATCAAAACAATCTCATTTGTACCACCGGACCTGCCGGCACATAATACTTCCATGTATGTTCCAACCTATCATAACTACCATCTTTCATTACATCGGTTTTTACTGCCAAAGATTCCTTAGTAAGATTAGTAAGCGCCCTTCTTATGCTTGTAAGTGGGCAATTACGTCCTGTTTGGATGTAAATAGCGTGTACTTCGGTTGGGCTCAGGCTTTCTGGGTAGTAAAGTTTCAGGATGGTAAGTACGGCTTCGTCCTGCTTTGCCGCCTTACCTTCATAATCCTTTACCTTACTTCCTGCAGTGCCCGTGTCGTGGTAGTGGTTCATGGTTCATGGTTCAGATTAGCTGTAAATGATGGTAATTCCTTTTTCTTTTGCTGTTTGCAGGCCCATTTCACTCAATTGTTCCCATGCCTTTGCCTGCAGGAAAACAAGCTCAGGGCTTTCAAGCCAAAATTTTGCGCCTCCTGCATCAGTAACATCAAGGCATATTTCAACCAAAAATGTAACCTTCATAGCGCCAATGATAGGTTCAGCTTCCAAGGTAATAACTTCCGGCAACCCTGTTTGTACCTTCTTTTGGTACTCAATAGCTTTGTTTCCCCTATTATCGGTATCGGCTCCTACCTTCCCGCTTGTGCTGGCAGAAAACCTTTGAAGTCCGGTAAGCAGCGCCAAATATTGGTCCTGATTAGGGAAAAGGTGCGCAGAATAGCGTAGTTTCTTAATCAATGCATCGCGGGTAAACGTCCTTGCTTCATTAATATCAAGTTCTTCAAGGTTCGGGTTGTTTTTTGCGCTACCTGAAATAGTAAGGCTGGCCGGATCTGTCGGGTTGGTGTGCAGGGTAATGGTTTTCTTCGCGCATTCAACCATGATCAGGCTTTTGGTGTAACCAGGGTTGGTCACATTATCCGGTGCTTCATCAAGCGGCCGGGTGTGAAGGAAGTTTTCAACTGCCATCAGGTCTCCAGCAAATGTTTTTGCTACCGGGTTACGGTACTCAGGGGCCTTGCCTTCATAAATAAGGTAGGTGCCGGGTTCAATCAACTTTGTTTCAGTTTTCATCTGATTTACTTTTTGAATTTAAAAAATCTTTTGTGAGGATAAGCAGCAAAACAGTGGCTATCGCTCCATAAACCATCTGTTTTGCGCTTAGGATTAAATGCAGGTCAACCATTAGTCACCGCCCTTAAATGCTGGTGGATGGTAGTCTGCTTTTCATCAGGGCGAAGGCGGCGGGAGTATATTAGTTCCCCGTCCTCGTCATAAACTTCAACCATACCGGTTTCGTAATTCTGCAAATGGTATTGGATACCATTGCGTTCTTCCTGGCGTGTGCGGATCGCCTGCAGTACCTTTTTCTTTTCGGTAACCTTTTCCTTAATCCTTTCGTTCAGGCCTTTAACAAGCTCAGCCTTTTCCTCAACCATATCGCTATGGTCAAGTACAATAGTGCTCAGGCTATCTTTCCTGGCGGTTAATTCTTCTTCGGTAAGGGGTTTGTAATAACTCCCTTCTTCGATCTTGTCTGCCTGTGCATGCAGTAACTCTCTGCGCTCATTAAGGCTCAGTTCGGGCATAAATGTTTGTGTTGCCATCTGATTTGTTTTTGTTTGTGAAAAAATATTTTACTATTCGTTTTCCTTGTTAATCAAATAATCCAATTTGCTTGGGAGAAGTATGTCCACCCTGAATGGCATCTTTGTTGCCCTTCCTAACATTTCCATTTCCCTTATCAGGGCTTTCCACCTTGTTTCCCTTGTTGCTTCCGGCAGGCTGTTCAGGCTCTCTATGTCCACCGTCAACTGCATCTTCGTGTACTTCATTTTTAAATAATTTTACATTCATTGGAAATTTCTCACCTGTTCGCATATTCCGAACAAACAATACCGGATCACTTTGACCTATAATAATAATTGTATCACCTGGTTCTGCATATATCCGTTTACTGTTCGTTGTGCTTTTAATCTGTGTTCTTGCTATCACTATCAACAATATTTATGGTTTCACCATTTATTATTCCATCAATAAGGGTTTCAACTGTTTCGCGAGTTTCAGGGGTAAGCTGTACCAGCTTTTCAAGTATCGCTTCATTTGTCCACTGGTCGCTTGCCCATTCCCTGCGCAATACGGTTCTGTAATCTTCACCAAGTCCGGGTGCTGTTAGTATATCCATGTAAGCCTTTTCAATCCTGCCCAATGCTACCTTACAGGCTTTCTTTACTACGCTGTTATCGCTTGGTATATCAGCCATTGTCGCTTTCATCAGGTCTTTGCTGCGTTTTAGGCTTGCTATACTATTCAGCAGGCTTGTTGCTCCCTTCATTGCCATGGTCTTTATCTTTTTTTATCCTTTTATCCTTTCTTGCGGCTGCATTTTTTTTTTGATAAACCTTTTGTTGTGGGTAGTTAGTAAACCAATTAAATGATGATATTTTTTGTCCGGTTATAGGGCAAATACCTCCATCACGAAATATTTCTGTTTTAGCCACTTAGAAAGGTGTTTTATTAAAATCAATAGTCGTTCCATTGGTTGCTATATGCACCTGCATACATCCGGTTTCTTCCTTTATCCTGCGCTCAAATTCCTTTTCATTGCTGTTGCTATCACTTAGGTGGCACACTACCAGGTTATTCACCTGCTTAGTATCGGTAGTTGTTATGAACTGGATCATCGTGTCAATGCTCATGTGGCTTTTTAATATCCTGTTAGCAAGGAAGCCGGGAGCTTTAGCCATCAGTATTTCTTCATCGTAATTAGCCTCTACAATGATGTTATTCAGGTCGGGGAATTGGTGCTCTATATAATAGGTGTCGGTTGCAAATAGGATATTACCCATTTCCTTATGACTAATCAGGTATCCCATTGGCTCTGCAGCATCATGCTTTATCGGGAAGGGTATTACTTTCCACCGGTTACATATTGTAACCATTTCAAAACTTTTTGCTTTTTTAGCAAAGAAGCTATCCCCTGTTTTCATTTTTTCATGGGTACCATTGCTTGCGTATGTTGTTACTCCTGCACCAATCATGTCCTTTGCGCTTTTGCAGTGGTCAAGGTGTTCGTGGGTAATCAGGCAGGCATCAACTTTATTTATCCGGTAATCAATAGCCTTTTTGATCAGGTCAAACCTAACTCCGGCTTCCAGGCAAAGTATGTGGCCTTGGCTATCAATAAGCAGGTAACAGTTACCTTTGCTGCCGGTGGAAAGGATGTGCAATTTCATTTGGCTTCCTCCTTACTATTCTTGTATTTCTCGGTTGTTTCAAACTCAATTTTTACCGCATCATTCAAATTAAAATTGCCACCTTTTTCCGCTATGCCTTCATACATTTTAACCATTATCTCGGCAGTTGGGTCGTTTACTGAAATACCTACAAGGGCCATACCAAGTCTCATGTAGTCAACCCTTTTTTTTAACGTCAATTTTTCCATAGCTTGCTTTTTTTGCTTTTAAAAAAGTGGGGGTACCATCATCGTAAGTATCAATTGGTCGCTGACAGATAAGGCGTTTATTTACTCGGTTGTCCATGTCTTTCCATGCTTATGTCATCCCGCTACGCCAATTGCCTTTCTCAACTACTCTCCCCCCGGTCGTTATCCATAGTTGCCGTGGCTGGGTTGGGGGATTCGAACCCTCGTCTGCGGATTAGTCTCCGCTATTCTACCATTGAACTACAACCCGGTTGCCGGTCTATTCCCGGCTGTCAAAAAAAAATAATCAGTCCATTTAATTAATTGCCTTTACTTCATGGTGACCTCCTTTTTTTCGTTAAAAAATGCTTCCTGTTTGGGGTCTTGTATGATTTGTGTGGTACTCTTAATATAGCCTGCTTACCGGTAACCCCAACTTTCTTTTCAGATCCCATTGTGCACGGGCAAGCACATTTGCCTTAATCTTCTTAGCCATATCCCCCTTTTTAATCTTGTTTATTTCATTTAGAACACGATTTACTGCATTGGTACTATTGCAATAATATGTGAGATTTAATCCTGCAGGGGTGTTGGCTTCTCTATGTGCCATTCTTCCTAAAGTTATTTTCCTGTTGTTCATAGCTGTTTTTTGTTTTGATTAAAAATCAGGGCCCTCCTCCACCATTTCCGGCTCAGGATCGGCTTGTTTTTTTGTAATTCCCGATTCTACCTGTGCGGGCTGTGTTGGCTCGTCAAAAGAAACAACCTGCCCACTGTTAGCCTTGGTATCAATCTCCTTCCTTACTTCGGTGTAAGTAGTATCTTCAACCCTTACCACTTCTTCGGGTTCACCATCATCAAACAGGCTGCTGTCGGTGCTGGTATTGATCAGCAATTTTAAGGCGCGGTTAATAACCGTTTTCTTAGCCATTTCCTCTGGAAACTTAATATGGGCAGGGCTGTTTCCATTGTTGGCCTTGTTCTGCTGCCAACTGCGCTGTATCTGGCCGAATGTCATATACTCTGCCCTGCGTTCCCCGTTTTCAAGGATGGCAATGGCGTATGCTCCAACAATCTTACCACCGTCAATCTTGGTAAGGTCAGGGTTATGCTTAATGATGCGCATTTTGCCGGTTTCAAGGTCAATGGCAGGCTGAAATTCTTCCCCTTCATAAACTACCTGTGCGTTAACGTCTTTTAACCCTGCAACCCTGCGGGCTACGGATACGCTGCCCATGTAACTACGCTGCATTTGGAGCTTTCCACCGTAAGCAATAAAGTAGCATTGCTTTTTGTCGGGGTTAAGGCCCTGGATAACCATACTCATAAGCCCATTGGCAATACTTTCCTTGCTGCAGGATTCAAGCACGTTTTTACCGTTCTTATCAAGCGTTTCAAGCAGCATCAGGTGTGCGCTTTTCAGTGCGTTTGCTGCGCTGTAATCGGGTGGCAATTGAATGTCCTTTGCCTGCTGCATGGCGCTTACCCTTGCAAGTACCTGATCGGTTATTGCCCTTGGTTCCGCTTTCGCTACTGCAGTTGTTGTGCCGGGTGCTGCCGGTGCTTTTACATCACTCATTTTTTTATGTTGATTTTAGTTAAATGATTTAACCTTATTGATCATTAAGGTCGTTTTCTACGCTTGTGTCAACTCCTACCATTTCAAGGAAGCATACAAGGATAACTGCCATTAATGTTGCTACGTTGTAAGCAAAATTTTTAATCGTTTTCATGATGATCGTTTTTGTGGTTTTTAAAATTAGTCCCCTGTAGAAACAGGGCACGTTACTTTTTGCTTGCTTATGAAAAAAGGTTATTCTTCAAACATTACTACCTGCCTGGCCGCACCAATGCTTTTTAAACTACTCGGATCATTTTTTGGAGCATCGTACCCTGGCGGGCTCACAAATAGCTTAATAATTTGGCTATCTACGTGCACAAACTCATTTACTGCCTCAGCATTGTCTACAAAGATTGGCGCGTACACATTATAGTGCCTGCACAACACATTTATAATTTCCAGCCCTGCGTTAATCTTTGCTGCGTTATTTGCATCGCTGTACGGTACCCCATTAATCAGGGCTTCGCATGTAGGCTTTTCGCCTCCGTTAATCTGCTGCTCAAATAGCTTAAACTTAATGGTGCGGAACATTTCATTTACTCGTTTTTCCACCGTACCCATGTATTCCTTTTCAAACTGCTGTACGGAAAATTCTGCTGCTTCAAGGTCGGCAAGTTCCTGATTCTGGTTTTGCAGTTGTGTGGTAAGCTCAGCTATCCGGGCTTCAATGCGGGGTAATTCACCTGCCTTTGCAATGGCGCTTACATCCTCCATTTCGCGGGCTTTCAGGCTTATCTTTTGTGTTTGGTATGCATCGCTGGCGCTTGTGTCAACTGGTTCAGCGTTTACGGCTTCCATTGTTGCCTTTGCTTCGTTGGAAGTTGTTACTGCTGCCAATAAGTCTGTGCTTTCGGCTTTCAGATCATCAAGGCTTACCGCTTCTTTTGGCTTTTCATTTTCTGCCTTAATTTGGTCGGCTATATCCAAAAGTTCAGCTACCAATACTTTATGCCTGGCGGTAAGGTTTTCAGCTTGTTTGTTCAGGTTATCAAGGGTTACTCCATCGCGCTTACCTTGTTCACGAAGATCCGCAAGTTTATCTGCTTTTGCTGCTGCATACTGCTGCCGGGCTGCTTCAAGTGCCGTTTGCACTCTTTCTTCCGGAAGTGGTTGATGGCAGGCTGCGCAACTTGTGGCAAGGTTCAGGCCAACTTCATTAAAGGTTTTAGCGTTTTCGTCCTTCCATGCTTGTCGGGTAATTGCAAGGCTATTATTCAGCCTTTCAATTCGCTGCACGGTTGTTTGCAGGTCGGTTTCTACCAGTTTTTTTTCGCCTGTTACCCTTGCTTGCCGGGCTTCAAGTTCGCGGGTGCCGGTACCTTGCTTGGCAATCAGGTCATTATATTGCTGCTCTATTTGGCGCTCAACTTGCCTAACTTTAAGTACGGCATCATCATACACCCTTGCTGCGTTGTTTACCTTATTCCTGCGCTCCTGCTGTGCTGCAGTACCCGTTTGCAGGGCTTCATCAATTACGGCTATCTGCTGCCTTATACCGGCCAACTCCTTTTCAATTGCTTTTACATCAATAAAATCGGGTTTGCTGCGCTCCGCTTCATCAATCCTTGCCGGGATGGATTCAAGTTCTGCTTTGATCCGGTTTTTCTTTGCCAGCAATTCCCTGCGGTAGTCTGTGGTGGTTTTGCCGGAAGTAAGTACATCAAGTAACGCTGCCATTCGGTGTTTATTATCCGGGGTGGTAATTTTATCCAATACCATTGCATTGCTTATGGTACCTGCCATTTTAATAAGCACTCCCCGGCGTTCTTCCCACTTCAATTTTACGTTAAAGTGCAATGGATTGGTAATGGCTTTAAAAAGTTCCTCACTCACCAGGCTTGCAATCTTTGCCTGATATTCTCCCTTTTTTAAGGGTACATCATTCCAGTAGTAGCTTGTTTCATTACCGGAAAGTACTTCTTCTGCCTGTCCGCGTGGCTTGGTCCATTTTTCCTGCAATACCTTACGAAGATCATTACGTACACCATCCACCATAAGAATAGCGTTTACTTCATGGTCAAGGTGGTTAATTACCCGGTTGTTAGCATCAAGGGTTTTAACCTCAAAGTCGCTCCTTCCGTTGCTGTCCTTATCAAATAGTAACCAAAGGAATGCATCAACCCTTGTGGTTTTTCCCCCTCTGTTTGGCTCGCTTATGCTTTTTCCTGCGGGCTCAAAGTTTTCTACAAGCTGCCTGATTCCTTTAAAGTTGATCAGGCCCAACTGTTTAAGTTCAATTTTCATACAAAAAGTTGTTTAAGAATATGAGGAATTTTAAACGTTAATTTAGAACAGTTGCGTACGCTGCGTAAAGATTTATTTCCTGCAGGGCTTTTCCTACTGTTAAGTCTTTGCCTTTTCGCAAGTCTCCCTTGCATTTCAATATGCAGCGCATCCATTGCATTACGGTAGGACATGCGCCGGGGCGAAGCTGCCACATTGGTTTGATTGCTAAGATTGTCATACATAACTATTTTGATGTTTGTTTTTGTATAAGATTCTGAATGGCGTTGGTTTCCAGCACTTTTTCAATGCTTGCCTTATCATACATAAGTACCCGCTTATTGCCAAGGTAGCTGTAACGGATATTTACTTTATCCCTGTTCTTAATCAGCCAACTGCGGCTCGTTCCAAGCCATTCGCATGCTGTTTCTTCATTAATCCACTTGCTGTGCTGCATTCTCAATAAATTTATTTGCTTCCTGTAAAATGGGGTTGTTGGTTTCGTCAATAATCATGCTTGCCTTTTCTTCATAGTAAAAGCATATAAGTTTAAATACTTCATCGCTGCATCGCTTAAACCTCATTGCCCTTCGAACTGTTTCGCCACTTATAGGGGGCTTAGCCAGTGCGGCAATCTTTTCCCCATCTCCGGGGCTAAAAAGCACTTCCCACTGTTTAAATAATGTATCAGGTATAACCATAATTTAATTTTATATTTATCTGTTAATAAAGGCCTTGCGCCTCCGTTGTTAAGTTGAATTTTGTTTGAAATATCCGGGTTAAGTAGCCGGTGTATAAACGCCCTGCCTGCTTCTGTCCATACAGTAAGTACGCTTGTTCGCGGCTGTCCACTTGCATCGGTATAGGTGCTTGTGCGGGTTGAGGTTAGTCCCTTATCATGGTATTTACTATATAAAACCCATGTGCTACCCTGCCGATAAAGAACATTAAGGGCTGAAAGGGTTTTATTCAGTTCCATTGCGCTCATGCCAAGTTCTTTGGCAATAATAGTAGTAGCATGCGTACTTTGGCTTTCGAGTACCTTATTTACATACTCAACCTTTGGGGCGGCCTTTTTCAGTTCCTTTTCCTGCAGTGCCTTAGTTTCTTCAAGTTTTTCGTTTTCGCGCTGTAGCCTTTCGTTTTCTTCGGCAGATTGCAAGAGTAAGGTGGCCACTTCCTTAACCCCCATTTGAGCAATAGCGGCTAATGGGTCGGCAACGGCTTTGCGGGCTGCTTTTTCTACGGATATAAAGTAGCGCCTTGCTTCCTTACCT